CTGAGGACGAAGCCAGGCTCCTTCATGTGGTTCCTCGCAACTCACTAACGCGAGAATGGAAAGCATCTGTATGGTTTCCCCTCATACAAATCTGTATGACTACGCGATCTACGACCCTTCTGGATCCTCAGTGATAAACGTCACATCGTAGTCGTGAGCGCCATCAGGAACCGTTGCTGGCAGATACGTTCCCCTGAAGTCGTCCGTCGCAGCAACTGACGCTGCAACCAACGTCCCCGTGGCAACAATTGCCAGATCAACCAACTCCTTGACAGCTGAGGCCACACCACCAACACTTGACTTCACGTTCAGCCCAAGCACATTGCCTGTGCCAATCGTGTTAGTGTTGGCCGATGCATCTGTCGCAGCTGTGACCGTAACTCGCGTCACTGCTTTGAATGCCTTCTTGCCGGTGAACGTCTTCGTTGTACCACCGGCAGTCACTGACCACGCTTCACTGAGGAAATCTCCGTACTCGTCCAATCCCTCGATCACGCCGCTCTCAGCTACTACTGCTGAGCCATGCGTGACTGTGATTACGACGTTACGAGGGAAGTCTAGTACAACGCGGTTGCCAGACAGCAGCGAACCGTTGAAGCCACTAAGAGGCGTGAACTCGAACGTGGTCGTGTTAGGACCAGCGAACGCTGTCTTGATCCCGTTGGCTACCAATGCCGCAGGGTTTGTCCACGTCTGCCTGTACAGCCGCGCAAGCCGTCGCGGAACTCCCCTAACGGTTACGCCTGCACCAGTGATGTAGTCAGCAGGAAGTGGCATTGGTTACGCTCCTGGGCTTCCAAAAACACCGCGCCAGTCGTCGAAGCCTGACCCATTGCGCCGGGTGAGCTTGAACTTCGCATCACCCGTCTCGAAATCGTCGGTGTTCGTAAACGTCGGCATACGCCGATCGTAGTACTGCACCGCGATCTCATCTGCCAGAACGAACCAGCTATCCGGGTCAGTCAGATAGTGATCCAGGAAGGGCGTGAGGTTCTCACGCGCAATCTGGTTGATGTCGTTCTGGTTGCCCCCAGGCAGGGATGTGGACTTCAGGATCTGACTCGCGATCCAGTGATCTGCCGGGTTGTGTGCGACCCACTTCGGAATGAGCACCATCGGAATGCCCGATTCGTCAGTCAGTGTGTGGAAGTGCTCCACAGCTGCCTGCAAAGCGAGCAACGACAGGTCAGTGTCCACCGTGGGCCGATTGGCGATCGTGGCTCCACGCAAAGTCGCATGGCTGAGGCTGCACAGGCTCACGCCAGCCTCCCATCCCACGAAAGCTGTGTTGAAGGCGTTGTTGTACGGTGCATGCGTCACGATCTCGAAGTTGTTCCTCGCGGAACGGCCAAGGGCCTTCGACATCTTGCTGCCCATCACGCCGTACAAGTCGTCCTCCATCATCTCCTGCGTGATCCTGAAGCCAAGCCCGAACGTTGTCCAGACAAACCGCTTGGTCTGCCCCTGGATACCGTCCTGGTAGGCCACCGGGCCACCTTCCGTCTTGACCAACAGGGTGCCAAAGCCAGCGATGGGGAAGGTCTCCTCATACGCCCGCTGCGACTTGAGCATGTTGACCAGTTGATTCCCTTCTGTTTTCCGTTCCTTGTAGGTCTCAAAGACGACCTTTCGGAACCCCGGCGCAAGGAGATTACTGAATGCGCCACGTACCATTGTCATGGCTCAGTTCTCCTTACGAGGCGATGGCATCGAACTGTAGATTCGCTGCAATGAATCGACAGTAGAAGATGCCGTTGGGGATGTCAACGCGGGCACACAAAACTCGTGGGTTACCCGCGTCTGTGGGATCTGCCTGCCAGTAGCCCGTGGTGGCATCCATGAGGACACCAAAAGAATCTCCCACATGGGCTTCAGTAGGCGTGGTCGGAGACGACAGACCTACGAGGTCATCCGTGTCCAGCACCCAGACCGGAATCTTCCCAGTTGGGGTCAGGTTCTTGCCTCCAACAGCTCCACCGAGCGAGAGCCCAAGAATCAGTGCTGGGTCTGCTCCGCAAAGCTTGATGAAGTTGTCCGCTACATCGTAGAATACCATCGAGTGTGGCCCATACACAGCAGCCACCTCAGGTGTGTATTCCGCGACAAACGGTACCTTCACCCCAGAGGCAAGAAATGGAGGAAACTTGCTTGCCATTTCAGCTCCTGCGAGCGCTACTCATCAACGAGGAAGCGCTCAAGTGAGATATCTAGACCGTGCTTGTCTCGAAGCTCACGCACGATCGCCTCTGCATCCCTGCGAACTTCTGCCTTGTGAGCGTTCAGGCGATCCTCACCCAACTTCGCAAACTGCGCCACGCGCTTTTCGTGCTCAGCGCGAGGGAGCTTCATGAGGACAAGCTCGTTGCCATGTCGAGCATCGACACCTGCATCGCGAGCTTCCTCATCACTCACCGGAACGTAGCCCCTGTTCCGG